ATGTCCATCTTTATGTCCCAGTCGGGAATGTTTAAGGAAACCTTATTGTCGTCAGTTACGTATACCCGAAATGACGCCGTGTCACCACGGACAACCGTCCAAGATACTTTTGGTGGAGTGTTTCCTACTTCGTATGAGTTCGTTGATCCTCTTTGGGTTGCCATAGTAAAAGTATACCATAATACTTTAAGATTACATCGCAAGGTTGATTTAGGACAATAACCCTGGTATAATGTTATCTTATGGAGAAAAAAGCCATTGTTTCCCTTGGTATCGTCGCAGGAATTTTGACTGGTGTTAGCCAGTGTAACGAAATTGAAACCCCACGAGCCTTTGCTAAAGAATTAAAAATCACACAAACACTTTCTGTCGGCAACAGAATGAACCTTATAGAAGTATTATCAGAATCTAGAAGTTTTTCCAGGCTAGAGGTTTCTATCAAAACAACCCAGCCCTGGCTTAGAGAAGATTTTCAGAAGATGGCCTTGTCTGACACAGATCTTATATCAGTTTTAGAGAACGCTGGATTTTCTGGTAAAGGGTTGCAGATGGCTTGGGCTGTAGCAAAGCTTGAATCAACAAACAGGCTCTATGCTCATAACCAAAACTCAAGTACTGGAGACAACTCTTACGGTCTTTTTCAGATCAACATGATTGGGAGCCTGGGTCCAGCAAGACTCAAGCAACATGGTCTTAAAACTAATGAAGAACTCTTTAGCCCTGAAGTAAACTCTAGAGTTGCATATGTAATCTCTGACGGGGGCTCTTCCTGGAGTGCTTGGACTACTAGCGAAAAAGCTAAGGCTATGCTTAATCAGTTTCCTGGTTAGACTTACCCCATTTATGTAATGGGCATTCTGCTTCTGCAAGAGTAACCTTAACTTTCATAAAGCACTTACATTCGTCGCATTGTTTTGTTGGTAAAAGTTTTGGGCAGGCCTTGCAGATGCTGTATCTCTCTTGGGCAACAGACTTGTCTGCGTAAACTGTGTTGGGGTTTAAAAGATCCCAAGGTCTGGTGTCTCCTAGTTTTTCTTTGTACCTGTCCCAGGCATTAGTCATCTATCTCGTACCCTGGCCCCTCATCATCACCTAAAAACGGAGGAAGAAACTCTCCATCTCGATACTTCCAACCTAAAGAAACTTGAGACTCATCTGTCTCTATGATTACGGGTCCTGAGCGCAAGCCAGCGATAACCGCTTTATTGTATGATTGCTCGTCGTCTACAGCAAAGACTGTTGAAACATCTTCTCCCACTACAAATGCAAAATATCTAATACCCATATACAGAGTATAACATATCTAGCAGGGGTTGGTCCAGCTTCGTACAGATGAGCTACAGTCACAGGCTGTGCACCTTATGGCTTGGACTTGCGTGCCGCCAGTGCAGGCACCACTCCAGGTAGCCCCACAGCCAGCCGTGCATTTGCATTTTACGGGCTCTGGTGGACGTGGAACTGGGACACAGTTTCTAGATGTTGATGAGGCTGGTTGGCAGCCAGAGTTAAAGATACAGACGCTGTACCAGGCGTTACCAGAGGCACAACCTGAATCAGAGCCCGAGTAAGTATAGCTTCCATTAGTGCATGATGTACAGTTAGAGGGGACAGGCGGTGGGGGTGGTGGGGCATTTTGATCAGCACAGGCTTGAGAGGGTACTGATGATTCTTGCTGTCCTGAAAAGCAAACTGAGTATCCAGAGGAGGAGGTTCCATCGGAGTAATTATAGCGGTACGTTGTTACGTTCTGAGTTCCTACAACAGTTACATAATTGTTTCCCACACAGGTTTGTGAAATGATTCCTGTTGAAAGAACTGTACCACAGTTAGGACCAGTGTTTGTAGATACTAGGTAAGGTCCTGAGGGGGCGCTTGGGGCAGTATAGAGGTATACAGCAAACCCTATGGTGCTTTCGTAATCTACAAGAGTTCCAGAAGGCGTTGTTTGAGAGGCTAGTTTTCCGTTTTCACTTGAGGACCCACTAGTGCTTCCCTGAGTCCCAATTTCAAGTCCAGAATTCTGGATTGCTATGTGAGCTTGGGATACTGTCAATCCTATAATTGAAGGTACTGCGACCATTCCTTTAGAGGATGCAAACTTTCCACCTATGCCTATCATCTTGCCTCCTAGGCAGTAAGGTCGCCCATCAGCATCCAGACGTCTGCTTCTTTTTTGACCAGAATAGCCTGAGAGATCTGTGATGCTGTTTTCCTATTATTGTTCTTGCTTAAGATTGTAGTTGTATTAGTCTCTATAGGGGAGAAGACAATGCTTCCAGTTCCAGTTTGAATAAAAGCAAATTGAGTTCCTATAGGGTATGAAACGGAAGCGTTGGTAGGAATAGAAACTCCAACTTGGGAAGAAGATGTCATCATAAATGTCTTACCTCCGTCCCCCAACGTCAAGGAGTAGTTTGAGGTTTTTTCTACAAGGTTTGCGTTGTCTCCATAAACTCTCCAAGTACCGTTGTGGTAATACTGAATGTTGTTTACCTGTTTTCCTGAAGTATCGGTTCTTAAGAAAGCTACTACACCATTGACGGGTGTGGGGATAGCTAGGTCTCTTTCTGCTGGTCCCGAGAAATTGTTAACTCCAGCTTTGGACCCAATAACTTGGTCAAAGGATACGGAATTAGAAAAGCTGTGGCTACCTGACCAGCTATAGTCTTCTGAAGTGTTTGCAGAGCCAGCTACGGGGAACCACGTATCAGTTCCTTCGTCATATACATATGCAACTTTTCCTGCTGAGCTAACTGTTGACATTATGCAACCTCCTTGGCAATAGCCTGAATTATATAGTTTCCGTCAAAAGTTATAGTCTCTGTAGTTGAGTTAAACATTACATAGGAAATAACTGAGCCTTCTACTTGTCCATGAGTGTCTACCAACACTACATGAGGAGGGGTAGCTCCTCCAGAAAAGTAAATTTTTCCAACAGGTGTGGGAGCAGCAAAGTTTCCGTTTAGGACACGAGCTATCTGGATGTCTCCTGCGGTTGTTGAAGTGGACTGAAAGCCAAAAGAAAACTGGACTTCTATTTTTGTCATTCCGTTTGTAACAGGTAGCGTTGCAGCAAAAGGCACTCCATCTGCACCTTCTATATACCCAAAAATTGTCGAGACTCCGAATCCTGTGGCAGTCGTTGCGTCTAGACCTATGACGTCAGTACCCAAGCCCGAAAGGCTTTTTTCTATATAGGATCCTGGAGCAGTGGCTGAGCCACCTTGTGAAGATACGGGCACGAACTCTACTCCTGTGTACATACTTAGCTCTGCTGGGCTAAGAGATGAATCTGCCCATAGCATTCCTGCTATTAAGTTTTCTGTTGGCTCTACAGGGTCATAGATGGCTGATAGCTGGGTATTTGAGAAAACTGCTGCAGTGGAATTTGACTTTACGAATACGAACCCGTCTTCAGGGGTTAGGGGCAGTGTAGGCCCAAAGTCTGAACCTATCCCTCTGCTAGCTTGTACCTGGACTTGCGTCTTAAGATTTTTTAAGTGACCAGCCAGAGAGTTTTCCAAAATTTCTGAGTTTTGAGTTGGGGTTGTTAAAGTCCCATAGTGAAAATACTTTAGGGCCTCTTGAATGTTTGCATCTTCTGACAACTCTGGAATCTGAGTGTTGTAAAGCTCTCCAGTTTCTTCAACTGGGTCATAGTTAGAATTTATGTTTTCAGACATTAGGTTGCTCGGCCTCCAATAGTTATGAATGTGTGTACATAGTATTCACCGTTAAGAGGCTGCCAGCCATTTGTTGGATGTAACTCTTGAGCTACCAGGGAAAGAGGCAAGTGACTACTACCTAGTGGAACTGTAACTCCACTGAATTCATATGTGGCAGTAATTTCAGAAACCGTAAGGCCTGAGGCCACGGGGTTTGAACAAAGAATATTGTGCTGAATACTAAAGTCTAAGGCTTCAATGTCTCCAAGTATATCAATAGAAAAGAATGTCGCTAAGGGGAACAGAATTGTCGGAATCTGTATCCCATTAAGTTCGTAGACCGCTTGGCCGCTTACAAAAGTTATTAGTGGGTTGTACAAGGCTGTATTAGGAACAATCCTAATCGTCCTTTGCCAACTGGCTACTCCATTTACAGATGTATACTGATACAGGAAAAGGTATTCTGTGTCTGCTGGCTTTAGGTTTATGTAGAGATCATTAATGGCAGCAACAAACCCTAGCTCTGTGTTTGGGTCGTCTGGTTTCCCGTCGCCAGTAAAGATAAAACTTCCACGTTTCCCCTGTGTGCCAATGTCCACATTAACTGTCAAAGAGGATGGTCCTCCAAGTACTGTTAGGTCGTTGGTGGCAAGGACTACGTCGACCACTAGACTGCTCCTGTTACCTGGTCAGTTACTGAAAGTGTTCCTGTAAGAAGTGTGTAAGTAAAGTCGTAGTCCGATACTCCTACTTTTGAAATCTCTATGTCATACACGTACTGAGATAGGGCATTAAGGAGGTTACCAGAGCTGGGTAGGATTGCACATGAAATATAGGTTCTGTCTATTGAAATTTCTGCAAAAGCTTCAATTTGGCTAGCAGCTCCTGAAGAACCTCGGGAGGGAGCAATCGTAAACTTTACCCCTGCAGATAAGTCATAACCATCTAGTGGAAATACTGCTCCTGAAGAGTCTTTGGGGTATATTCTAAATTCAAAGGTGTCACCTTTGTAGTAAGCTATGTTATAGGTTCCTGGAAATGCCATAGTTATTATTATAGCATGTTAAGATACAAAAATAGTGACACTTTCAAGTGAGGCCATTGCGCTCATATCAGTTAGCATTTCTGGGATTGCTCCTGACACTCGATCAGACTCGTTTTCAATTACGAAGTCCTGAGTTACGTCAAAACTGTAAGTGTGAACATATTTTGTAGTGCCCACCAAGGTAAGGACTTGCTTCTTTGTTTGTGGGAAATAAGATCTCAATAGGATTTCGGTATTGGGGCTTAAGGTTGTGACTGAAAGCTTGTAGGTCACAGAAACTCTTGCCCCTATTTTTAAACCTTTGAAGTTAAGTCTTCTTGAGCCTGGAGAATAAAGTCCTGCAGAGCCTAGTGGCAGAAAGTTGTTAAACTCTACGGTATTCGATGTTTTAAAGGATAAGTCTACCCAGCCGTCAGTCCCTCTTGTTGCTCCAGTAATGACCTCTTCTATTTTTTTAGGAGAATACCTAGCCCACCCTATACCCTGGCCCGAAGAGGGGAGATGACCAGGTGCATCTTTTCCTGGATTTCCTTCTTTGCCTTTAGGTCCAGTTTTTCCATCTTTTCCTGGAAGGCCTATGGGCCCTTGGCTTCCTATATTTCCTGTGTCACCTTTTGGACCTACTGGACCTGGAACGGGAAGGTAGGTGACAACAGAAGGCTCTAAGGTGTTAGCCTGAGCTACTTGATCGACATACCTTGTCTTTTTTGAGGAAGGAAAATCCATCTCTTTAGATATCATAGATATATTATCTCAGACTATTCAAGATATCCTTAGGGTGTTCTACTCTATAGCTGAAAGTCTTGAAGCTATTTGGTCTAAAGCTGTAGCAATTGTTGTAGGCTGAGGTTCCATCCAGTCTGAAGGCTCTGAAGGAACGTAGGGAGAGGCAACGGATCCGATTGGCCCCGTAAGGCCAACCTCTCCCTGAATACCTTGAGCTCCTGTTGCACCACGAGGTCCTAAGACTCCTGGAAACGGCACTATTTTAATTTTTGGCATTTATGCTTTCCTTTATATTAGGTCATATCTATATACTGTATACCTGGAGCAGCCGTAATGGCAATTACTCCTGGAGTCACACAGTCATACTCTAGGTCAGAGTATGCAGCAACGTGGGATAGACCGCCGTAGAAGGGGCTTAAGGCAGCTACACCAGCAACGTTTACGACGTTTAGCTTGTCAGCACCGAAGGATGGAGCTCCTCCTCCAGACTGGAATTGGTATCCTGCAGGAATGGCTCCAATACCTGCTTGACGAACTCGTAGGATAAGAACCTTGGCAGGAACTCCTCCTCCGAATGGCTTGAACTGAGCTCCAGCAGAGTTTGGTACAGTAGTAGAGAAAGTGCTGGATGCAATTGTTCCTAGGTAATCAAGAGCAGACTCATTGACCTTCAGAGCTGCAAGGGAGTTGCTGGAAGAGAATACAGCACTCTTCGCAACGCCTGAATCAAAGATTGCAGTCAGTGCATCGGCGTTGGCAAAGAAGCCAGCCATTGCAGCCGTTGGAGTCAACAATGCCATCGCAGATTCAGAGTTAGCTATGATTGAGAAGTTTGGACTTTCGGCTAAGTAAGTAAGTGCTGCAGGGACATTGGCTAGTGCCTGCATGGCTCCAGCATTACCTGCAACCAAAGTAAGGGCTGATGCATTATTGATAATTCCGTTTACGGTTGTAAAGGTACCAGTTAGGCCAGCTAGGTTAACAATAACTTTTGCTGCGTTGGCAGCGAAGTAGCTGCTTGACTTGAATATCTCCCAAGCGTCCTCCTGACTAAACACAGCCTTAATTGCTGAAGGAGTTGCTGCTATTTTTGCTACAGCCGAGGCACTAAGCTTTAGCTCATTCATTGCTATATCGTTAGTAGAAATTATGGACATTGCGTTTTCGGAGGTAATAAGAATGTCTAACGAGCTGACATCATTAGTGATTGCGTCTATTGCGGTTGCACTGTTTGCAATTGCCTGAACTGCGGCATTATTTGAGACAAGAACGTTCATAGCCTTATCACTGTCAATAACTGCAGCACGGGATTGAGCGTCGGCAATTAAGTTTTCAATGCTTGCAAAAGTACCTGGAACTAAACCAGCCAAAACCGCAATGGCATTCTTAGCATTTGGGTTGCTTAGGTTTGGACTGGTAACAAAATGTCCCTTTGATGTTGGGTTTGCGAAGATTGCAGTAATTGCGCTAACACTCAGGCAAATAGCGCTCATTGCTGCTGCGCTTTCTGTGATGGCAAAAGCCGTTGCTGAACTCTGAGGAGAGGCTAGCTCAAACACTGACAGTGTCGCAGTTGGGCTTGCGATAATAGCGGTTATCGTATTGGGGGCAGCTGCAATTCTCCTAGCTTGTCCTCTCATGGACAGCAAAACTTTAAACTCAGCTAAGCGACCGCCGTTTGGCTCTGATAAAAATTCTTCTAGCTCTGCGCCAGATGTTGTTCCA